AATAATGGACAATTTTAATATTAATCCATCTCCATCTGAAATGAAAGAGCGAGATGAGGTACTGGCTAAGTCTTATAAGAATCTTATTTACTTTGGTAGAGCTTTCTTACCAAATGACTTTCTTAAAAAGTCTGCATCTCCATCATTTCATTTTGACGTAGCAGATAAGTTAATATCATCTAAACCCGGTAGTCGTAGTTGTATTATTATGCCTAGGGGGTTTGGTAAGTCTATACTATCAAAAGCCGCTATTATGCATAAGCTAGTATTTGCCAGAGAAGACGAACAACACTTTATTGCTTGGGTGTCAGAAGAACAAAGTCAGTCTATTGATCATTTAAAGTATTTGCGTAATCATTTTGAAATGAA